CACCATTCTCCATCCCGTCTGATACATACTCAAGAACAACTAACTCACCTTGTATTCCTGAGCTGAAGTTAATTACACCGCCTTTTTTATTGATGCTAAATGTAGGATTAGCATTAGCTGTCTCAGTGTTTAATCCGAAACTTCCACCAATACTTTTAGAGAAATACCAAACCCCGTTATCATTATACCCAGACATACCGTTATACGGTGATAAGCTGTTTAAATATATAGTTGGCTGTATAGTAAATATTCTGTCGTAATCTAATTGCGAGAACTGAGGAGACAATGCGTTTCCATCTTGGTCAAATAATATCTTGCCAGTGTTATCTTGCAAGTATGCCGATGACCAGTTTGTTTGGATATTCTCACTTAACGGATAAAGTATGCCTTGTTTTTCAATAGAGATTCTAACCCAATTTACATAGTCTGACGGCAAGATAAATCTCAACTGATCATCAACACTAAGCTCTAGTATTTTAATTTCTTTAAATGCATCATAGTTCAATTCTTGTATTGCTCTCTTTGCATGGAATAGTATCTTAAATCTTTCCTCATTGTTCACCAAGCTATGGTTTCCAGAGTACATCAACATAAAGTTATTTACTACATCATATAGAGATACATACTGAAATGAACCCCAATTAGCATCTTCAGGCTGAAGACCCCCATTCTCATAATACTGATACTGCGATATATAACTCATAAACTATTATTGTTGAGATTGATTGTCAACCTGTTCTAGGCTTTGTCCAAACTGAACTGCACCAACTTCACGTATTGACATACCTGCATACTGAAGAATTTTACTAACCAAGTCAGGTTCGCAATCTAATGATAATTCAAAATCCTGATAGTCAGGTTGTGATTGATCAAATGTAGGCTCTCCATTTGTTAAGGAAACGAATGTCCACTTCGGAGCTTTTGGGTATCGTATGTACTGAGATACCACTTGACCAATATTATTTATTGTAGATGGAAATGCTGTAAGAGTAATTGCTTCTTCCGTATAAGCAGGGTATGTCAGTGTTGGCTTAGTTAGCTTTGAACTATTCAACATTGTTATCTTGTTGTGAGAAACTTTCTCTACTTCGCTCGTCTTGTCATCATATACACTATACGATATACCTGGTACATTCCAAGGAGTTAAAGTTATGATGCTGGCAGTCGTTGTAATGGACGTTTGACTATTTACTAATGCAACAGTCACATATTGAGTAATACCTCCGCTAACAAGCCCTATGATGTCTCCAGCTTGAACTCCATTTGTTTGAAATGTAGCATTTGAGTCAATTAATTCAAGACCAGCACCAATAGCCGTTGTAACTCCACTTGTAATTAAATCAGAATATACTAATACTTTGTTCAGTAAGTAGTAGTCATCACCAGTTGTTGTAGGGGATGGAAGGTAATATGTATTGTTAATTGTTGGTTGAAGTGTGCTTAAACTCAACGGGCTTGTGACAGAAAAAATATCAATCAACTCCTCTATCCCTTTAGTGATATTGGCATATCCTTCGCCAGACTGCCTAGCGTTCTCCTTGTTTATCTGATAGTTATACTGATAAAAATACGTCTCGAACAAATCTAACTGCGACTGCTTTGCAAATAAATTGAAATCAGAAGGAGAAATGTACCCGTAATTATTTTTATTAAGTATAGATAATACTGTATTTCTAACTGAGTTAATCATCTATAAAACATTTTTTACAAAGATAGCAAAAAAAAAGACCCAATCATTTTTTGGATTGGGTCTTGTATTTTAATTGTTTTTCAGATATTATAATAGTTTTTCAAGAATTTTATAAGTATCTAAACCACTGTCTGATTGCAAATATGACACAACAATATCCATTGGATTTTCTCCGTATGGAATGTTTAGCATTTTTGTTTTGTTTGAATCTATATTAAACCACACTTCCTTGTTGCTCTTTCTGAACGTAAGGAATCCTTTTTCAAAAATTAAAGAAACAGTTGATTGAAACTTTAATGCTGGGTCATTTACAGCACTTAGGAATGTACGTGGATCATTTTTAGCAAATACCAAGATATCTCTTTTTAATTCAGCTGTAGACATCTTAGTTACATCTCTATTAAATAATACTCTTGATACCATCTCTAATTGGTCAACACTAAGTTGTCTTGCTTCAATAAGAGCATCAACTTCAATATTTAATTTGTCAACCTCTACTGAGGCATCTTTCTCCTCATTAACCTCAATGAATTTAACTCCATTCAGTGGGTGATAATAAAGAAATTGTTGCAGAACTGGATTAGTTCTTGGAACAGATAAGAACCCATCCTCAAAAGTAACTGGCTCTAAAATTGCATTCCCATCTTGTTCATCCTCAAAAGGAGTTTTTTGGTTTCTAGCATAGCGTAATGCTCTGTTAGTCCCAGACTCTTCATCAAAATATAATAATGGAAATTGCGCTGAGTGTCTCGTTGGAATCAAAAATGATAAAGGAGCTTCAGACTTTGTTAATTTGTAAACCTTGTCGGTTAATACTTTTTTTTGTGCTTTCATTTGATATAATTAAAATTTAAAAAAATAAGGGGGCAGACTGCCCACCCCCTTTTATTAATTCCTCTTAGTTTTGGAACAAGAAGAAGTTGTTTGCACCTAGTGTACATACTGCTCTTTCAGACAAGAAGTTAACCTCCATTGCATCAAGATCAGATGTTTCTGCACCACCTGCTGAACCTGTAATCCAAGTTTTGTAACGACGATCTTCAGTTTCTGAAGCTCTGTAACGTACATGTAAGAATGGACGTTTTGCGTTCTTACCAAGGATTTGGTCATAAACAGTTGTAGATCCAGCTGGAACTAACAATCCGTTTACTTTACCTGAACCAGCTGCTGTTGGCAAACCACCACGCATTGTTGGATCGTTCAAGTATTTCCAATCAGATTTGTAGAAATCGTAACCTCTACGGAATCCTGAGAACCCTAAGTTCAAAGCCATTTCTTTGTCGTTTTCAAACAAACCATAAGAAGTACCGCCTGCTCCATAAGAGTTTTGTGCAGCTAACATATCATCGATGCTAAAGCTAAATGCTCTATCAACAAATAATGCGTTTTCTTCAATTGATCCTTGTTTGTCAAGACGAGATACGATAGCATCGAAGTCAGCCAATGTTGTTGGATAACCACCACCCCATACGTTTCCACGTTGGTTTACCGAATAGAATACACCTTCAGAACCTTTGTTACCAACATCACCAGCAGTTGCCGCAGCACCTGAACCAGTTTCAGCAGGAACAGCTTCGATCATTGCAGTTTCCAAGTAGTCATCGAAACGCAAACGAGTTTCGTGCTCTGACTTCATGTACCACAAATAACCATTAGCACCATTCTCAGTTGTTACTTCAACCCATCCGATTTGAGCCATATCAGAACCTGATACTGCATACTTATCTTTGATGATGATTGGAGAGTTCTCGAAGATCTCATCGTCAGCTTCCAAAGAACCCTGCATTCCATTTGTTCCTTTTTTGAACTCAGAACCATAGATGAAAATTGACCATTTATCTGTAGCTGTTGCATTTGTGATACCAGCTGCATTGTAGAATGCTACATCAAAAGTACCAGCTGTAGTGTTTACTGCTGTTACGATTGCTTTGTAGTTAGCTCCACCTGCGTTAGCTGTGATCATAAGTGTTTGACCAGCACGAACCGCAATAGCACCTGATGCAGCTGGGTTCAATGTGTCATTAACTGTGAATGTCGCAACATCTGAGTTTGTAAGAACTGTAGTTGTACAGTCAACATACTTAGTATGTAAACGACCTTGTTCTGCCCATTTGATAAGGTCAGAGTTAGTCGGCATCTCTGCTCCTACCATACGTAAGAAAGAAGATACTGTTCTGTTACCATATCTTTCGAATTCTTTTTCGTAAGTATCTGGTAAATATTGATTTAAGAAATCAAAATTACTAATGTAATTTGACTTCAAAGGAACTTGTTGCGCACTTGGCTGCAATTGGTATCCTGGTACTGCTTGTACTGACATAATTTTTCTTTTTAGTTTTTATTTTTTACTCCTAATTTTTAGACCTCGACCTGAGTCTTGTCCAATCTCCCTAATTGTCGTTCCCCCCTTAGCAATATTTTGAGGTACATTCTGCTCAGACATGTTTATGTTTTTAGTCTTACGCATAACGTCATCAACTGCTGCTGATTTGCCTTGCTTATAAAAGAACTCGGCAAATTTCTCAGGGTTCATTGCGACTGACAATGCTTTGTGGTATCCTACAGGATCGACTAAGAGACCATCTTCACCTAAAAACTTCTTCGTAAAGTTTGAAGGATCACTATGAATCTTATTCATCTCAGCTGCATCACCTGGGGTAAAAACAAGTTTGTTATCGTCAAGCGTGAACTCAAAACCTTTGAACTCACTTCCGAATACTTCACTAGTCTTTTCTTTAAACCACTGCTCCTTACGTTGCATTTGCTCACCCAAAGACATTGACTCTTTAACATACTGGTTGTATTCCTCGATCTTTTGTTTATCTTCATTAGAAACAGAAGCACCCATTGACTCAACAGGAGCTTTGTACTTTTCTTTTTCAGATTCAAAATAATCTTTGGCTTTAGCAACCATTTTCTTTTTAGCTAATCTAGCTTTTTTAATTGTGCTATCATCGTCAAGGTCTTCATCATAATCATATTCATCCATCATAGATTCAATATCATCTTGATCCAACCCCTTTTCGGTAATAGTCAAATACTCTTTTAACAAGCTGTCTGGACTTACTTCATCTAAATCTCTATTTAGTTTTACAAAGTCTTCAATCCCACGCCCTGTTTCTTTTTTATATTTGAAATAAGCAGAGACATCTCCAGGTAGCTCTTCAGCTTCCTCTCTTTCTCTAGTTAATTCTTCTATAGAGTTGATCTCTTTTCCGTATCTATTTTTAATAAATGAAAGAACGTCTTCTTCTTTAATCTCATAGCCATCATTAGGCTCATCAAGACTTATTTTCTCATCGGCATCGACATTATCTTCGCCCACACTATCCGAACCGTTATCATTAAACTCGCTATCATGCTTATCTAATAAAACTTGTTCAACCTCTTGCATTGATTTCTGTTCAACACCATCTAATTCTCTTACTTTAATTTCCATATTGAATTTAATTTAATTACAAAGTTACTTAAAAAAATATTTCCCTTTTAAAATCCTATCTAGGATTGAATTCTGCTAAGTCAAATCCATCAAGACTATCCTCGTTTGATTCAAAGTTCAATGGTGGCAAATTATTTTTTCGTTGGTTAATTAATTTTGATTGTTGAGTATTCTGAATACCAATCCTTTTATCCTTAGCTTTCTCTTTATCTTCTTCTCTTTTATTTTGAGCAGTTACCTCTATCCCTCTAAGTTGCATATTAAGATTAAACTCTTCTTGCATCAACTGAGATTTCAGCATAGCTTCTTGTTTCATTTTTTCTATTTCAAAAGATATCTCAGCTTGCTTAATCTGCATCTTAGATTGAGTTTCCATTTGCATTTTTTGCATAGATGCTTCTGCCGCCATCTGTTGTGATTGTTGTTGAATCTGAGCCTGCATTGCTTGTTGTTGCTGAACCATCTTCTCTTCCCTGTCCTGTTTAGCTTTTCGTTTAAGCTTAAGCAATTGGTTAGCAAGTTTAATATTTCTCATCTCACGAATATCAATAGCATCCTCAAGATTAATATCACTTTTAGATAAAGCCATATTTATATTCTGTTCAAGCTGAGATCTTTGCTCTTCATCTGGAGATACTTCGATAAAAATACCAAAATCATAAATGTATAAATCTTTAATGCTATTAAGAATATTTATGTTGTATTTTCCAATCTGATTTATGAACTCATCTTTAAAATCAGCGTATTCTAATATATCAGCAATTCTATACGTTAATGCTTCAGCTAATGTTCTATAGATATATAGACTTGAATCAAGAATATGTCTAGTAGCTGTATTTGAATTCAGCGCAGCTAACTTCTGGATACCAACTAATGCATTAGGGTCTGGCATACTTCCATCTCTAGCTTCATTAAGACCCGTAACCTGTCTTATCTGATTAAGGTAATGGTTATAGTTCCCTAACAGCATCTGAGTTTTTGCAGCTCCAGAGTTTGCTGTAAGCTGAGTAATTGGAACTTTTGCATTATTGTAATCACCATCTTGAGTGTATGATCTACCAATAACGCTACCTGTCTGGAAGTATAATCTTAATGCGTCCTCTGGACTATACGCTGCACCCGTACCGAGGTCAACTTCATTTAAACCGTCAGCATCAATAAATACCCCATCAGGAACAACTTTTGATATTACCTGTTGAAGTTTTAGGTGAGTCATCTGAATCAAATCAGCAAATGGAATCATTCTTCTTGTTAGAGACTCGATAACACCCTTATACATTCTAGGGGCACAAGCTACATAGTTTGGCATTGCGTGCTGACTAGCTGACTTAGGTCGAACCATATTCTCAGCCATCTTCCACTTCAATAGGTAGTTAGTTCCCATTACCATGACTCCCTCATACCATACATCGATAACTTTAGAAACCTTTTCAAAGTTTCCT